AAAAACATTACGGTGATCGAACACCGGAATTTGCGCTCTCGTCCCGTCGACCGGGTATCGGTCGTAACTGGGCCGAGAAATACAGTACTGAAATAAAAGCGAACGCGAACATATATGTTCGCGGTCAAACCTTCCCCGTTCCTCAGTACTACAAAAAAATTCTGAACGAGTCGTTCAACAAAAAAAATTACGAAAGGAGGCAAGCCGCCAAAAACTCAGTCAAACAAAAAAATCCATATGTTCTAGATGAAATTCAAAAAGCAAAATTCAAAACAAAAAAACAGAAAGAAATCTAAACCAATGAAAATGTTCTCAATCTTTGACGCTAAAGCTGCGGCCTACATGACTCCTTTTACTCTTCAATCAGAGGCGCACGCTAAAAGGCAACTTGCCGATCTGTTAGTCGGCAATCAGCCTTCTCCGTTCTCTGATTATCCTGAAGACTTCACTCTTATGGAAATTGGTACTTGGGACCAAATAACAGGTGAAGTCCATCCCCATCCTGCTTTTATTCCCCATGGCAACCTTGCCATTTTGAAAGCTCAACTCAAACAACGTCGCGAACAAAACCAACAACTTGAGGTGTAACTATGAAAGTTCGTCAACAAGCTTCTTTGATGTCTGCACAAGAACAACGCGCACAAATTCCTGCCGTCGGAATTCCGCGTTCTACTTTTGACCGTTCTCACGGTCATAAAACTACTCTCAATTCCGGGTATCTCGTTCCGTTTTATGCGGACGAAGTTCTTCCCGGTGATACCATAAACCTCCGCGCTCACACCTTTGCGCGGTTCGCAACCCTTCTCGCCCCGATCATGGACAACGTCTGGGCTACTACGTTCTTCTTCTTTGTTCCCAATCGGTTACTTTGGGACAACTGGGAACGGTTTCTTGGTAGCCAAGACAATCCGGGCGATTCGACTTCGTTTGTTACTCCGAAAATCACCATTCCCGGCTCTGGCCTTAGCCCTGCTGAAGGCCTTACGTATGATGCCGGAATTTTCGATTACTTCGGCGTTCAACCTGGTGTTGTCGATACAACGAACGCCTATCGCGTAAACGCGTTTTATGCGCGTGGGTACAACCTCATCTACAATTCTTGGTTTCGCGATGAAAACCTGCGTCAATCTCGTCCGGTTCCTACGGACGACGGTCCCGATCCCGCTTCTAACTACGTTCTTATGAGAAGAGGTAGACGTCATGATTACTTTACGAGTTCTCTTCCGTGGCCTCAAAAAGGCACCGCTCTTCGTGTTCCTATGGCTAGCCCGTCGGTTGTTAGCAACGGTAATAATATTCAGCTGGATGCTACTGGTGTTACTAACAGCTTTTGGTATGGCGCTTCTGGTTCAGGCGCTATGACCATGGGCTCCGCGCCTAGTTCATTTTCTCCGATTCACTTCGGTACCGAAACCGGACTCACTGCGATAGGTGGAACTATCAATGAACTTCGTATGGCTGAAGCCATCCAAACTCTCCTCGAGCGTGACGCTCGTGGAGGTACTCGGTACACCGAACTTATCAGGCAACACTTCGGAGTCGTTTCCGACGACGCCCGTATGCAACGTCCTGAACTTCTTGGTATGGGACGCCAGAACATTAACATTGCGCCGATTGCGCAAACTTCTGAATCTGGCACCACTCCGCAAGGTAACCTTGCCGCCCAAGCTACGTTTGGTGGCGACCACGGTGGCTTCGTTCGGTCTTTTACCGAACATGGCGTTGTTCTCGGACTCATTTGTATCGACGCCGATCTCAACTATCAAAGCGGTCTGGACCGCTCTTTCCTTCGTTCTACGAAGTATGACTATTTCTGGCCCGCTCTTCAAAATATCGGTGAACAAGCTGTTTATCGTAATGAGATAGATCTTGATCCCACTGCGTCTGCCGGCGAAATTTGGGGCTACCAAGAACGGTTCGCCGATTACAAAATGGGCAGAAATAAAATCACTGCGCAAATGCGCTCTTCTGCGGCAAATTCCTATGACTTCTGGCATCTTGCTGAAGACTTTGTCGCTCCTCCTCAATTGAACGGGACATTCATTGAGGCCCGGTATCCTATTCAGCGTGTCGTCGCTGTCGATCTCAGCACAGCACCTGAATTCCTTCTTGATGTTCACTTTAGCATCAAACACGTCAGGCCGATGGCTGTTCACTCAATCCCTGGTGGGAGGTTATAATGCCAATATGGGTCCCGTTTGCGGTTGCTGCTGCTCAACAAGTACTTGCCCATCAACAACAGCGTTCAGCTGAGCACGCTGCTCAGGCTTCTGCTGATAAACAGATGGCATTTCAAAAAGAGCAAAGCGAAACCCAATATCAACGGGCCGTTGCAGATATGAAAAAAGCAGGGCTGAATCCAGCCCTTGCTTACTCCCAAGGCGGAGCTTCCTCCGCCTCGGGGGCTTCTGCCTCCGCCCCCCCTACTCAACAAGTGGACTTTTCGAAAGCCGTTTCTTCGGCTCAAGACCAGCTTCGCATTAAACGCGAACAAGAGGCCTTAGATTCGCAAAAAGTCCTCAATGCTGCCCAAGCGGCAGCTGCCGTTGCATCGTCTAAAGTAAGCGATGCTACGGCCCTTAAAACGGCTGCTGAGACGGAGGTACTCAGAGCCGAAGCTCCTGCAAAAAAATCAGAGGCTATTTTTCGAAAGAAAAAAGCCGATATTGACGCCGATGCTGTGAAATACGACGCGATTATGAATCGGGTCGGTCAAGCAATGGACGTCGGTTCTTCTGCCGTCGGCCTTGGCCGCGGCCTTCGCGCTATAAAAGGCGCAGTCAAGAAACAATCTCCTTCCATTCCGGGTGAACCCGGGAAAGCATTAGTTAATAAAAATCACCCCCGTACCGGAGGTAAATCTGGTTCCGGGGGCCTTATTGGTACTGCGCCTAATGGCGATCCCCTTATTCGTGCCAGAGATGGCACTATCTACAACAAACGCACTGGAGAAATTTATGACTAAATTTCGCACACAATTTAAAAACTGGGGCCGTATCGGTCATAGCTTTGGCGACGCCAAAACTCACATGACCGTTCAATCTGCGGCATCTGAAAACGATCTAAATCAGATCGTAAAACGTATGAAACAAGGCCTCGATCCGGGTGTCGGTATTTCCGAAGCCCGTTACGGCCTTTCAATCACGTCTCAAATGAAAGAAGACTCAATGCAACGCGTTGCTGAGGCAAAATCTCAATTTGAGGCTCTTTCTCCCGAGGAACGAGGCGATACTAAGTCCTTCGCCGAGTACCTCGAATCTAAGTTGAAATCTAAGTTGACCCAAGAGGGTGGAACAGTGGATTCTCTTGATGTAACTGTTCCAACTGACAGTAAATCTGTCAGTTCAACTCAAAAAAAGAAAGGTTCTTCAAGTGAAACGAAAACCGCTAACAAGTCAGCAGGCGAAAAAAACATTCAAAAAGGGGACGAAAGTCCACCCGAAGAATAACACGCCGCCACCAATGCGTGGTGGGTATCGTCTCTGATGCCCTGCCACAATCCTCTCCAAGCCTGGCGGCCTCGAAAAGGCCGTCAGCTTGTCTTTAATAAAAACGAAGGCTGGAAAGATCGGCCTGTCGAGATTCCCTGCGGTCAATGCATTGGCTGCCGTCTCGACCGTTCTCTTATGTGGGCCGTTCGTATCTCGAACGAACTCACTCTTCACGATCAAGCCTCGTTTCTCACGCTGACTTACAAAGATCTTCCGCCTAATAATTCCATCAATAAAGAAGATCTTCAGGCGTTTTTCAAACGCCTTCGGTTCCATTTGGAACCAACAAAGATCCGTTACTATGCCTGTGGCGAGTACGGTTCTAAAACTCATCGGCCTCACTACCATGTTTGTCTTTTCGGTTGGTTTCCTAAGGACGCGAAAGCGTATAAAACCACCGAAGACGGACATCCTCTTTGGACTTCCCAAACTCTCGAAGACATTTGGGGCCACGGCTTTTGTGTCGTTGGCCAACTTACCTTCGAGACAGCCGCATACACTGCTCGTTATGTTACAAAAAAAATCACCGGAGATTCTGCGCAAAAACATTACGGTGATCGAACACCGGAATTTGCGCTCTCGTCCCGTCGACCGGGTATCGGTCGTAACTGGGCCGAGAAATACAGTACTGAAATAAAAGCGAACGCGAACATATATGTTCG